GAGAGAAAAAAAATTCTTTCCACTTTTATGGACATTGAGGTGTTTGAACAATTGGAATCCATCGCTAAATCTGATTCAAATGAAGAACGAGTAATGTTACGACAATTTCAAAAGAAAGATTCATATAAAGAATTAGGTACAATAAATCAAAGAATTGTTGAAATGGAAAAAGATGAATTAGAGTTAAGCACAAAAGATAAATCTATTGATGATAAATTATCTAAATTAGAAAAAGAAAAAATAGAACTGGTTAGAAAACTTTATAAAATAGATGAAACTTATGATATAGAAGAGTTAAACACTCAAAGGTCACAATTAAGCTCTGAAAAATTAAATATCGAAAATCAATTAAAAGATGATGTGGAATATAAAGAACAATTACGTCCAATGTATATGGATTATCATAAAAAATTATCTGAAATCGATGAGGAAAAAATACAAGAAGATTATGAAGATTGGAAAGAAGCAAAACAATATTTAACAGAATTAGAAAACAAAATAAAAATAAATGAATCTAAATCTAAATCATTGAACCATCATAATCAAGATTTAATGAAATTTACATATGATGAAAATTGTGAGTTTTGTATCAAAAATGGTAAAGAACAAATACACGAACAAGAAGAGATAAAAACTCAAATAGATAAATTGTATTCAGAGCATTGTGAATTGACAACATTGTATAAAAAAACAGAATATACTTTAGAAAAATTAGGAGACGCTGATAAAAGAAATCGTGAGTTTAAAATATTCTCTGAAGAATTGAATCAAATATCACATGATGCTGTTAAGATAGGTGGTAAGATTTCTACACAAGAAAGTAGAATAAAATACATCAAAAGTGAACTAACTAATGTAGAATCAAGTATTAAAAGATATTATGAGTTAGAAGAAAAGATTGAAAACAATAATAAATTAAATGATAAAATTTCAGATTTAACTACTGAAATATCTAAACTACAAATGGAAGGTATAGAAGTCGATAAAAAATACAAACAAGTTCTTTCTACTCTTTCAGTTGCTAAAAATCAAAAACAACAAATAGAAGATGATATACAAAACCTTGTTGACATAGAGCAAAAAATATTAGATTATGATTTATACTTAATGGCTTTATCCAAAGATGGTGTTCCTTATGAATTAATATCAAAAGCTATTCCCTCTATTGAAAGAGAAATCAATAATGTGTTGGAAAATATGAACGCTGGGTTTCACATTGAATTAGAGATGAAAGATAAAATGATTGATGCGTTTATTGTGTACGAAGATACGAAATGGAATCTTGAGTTATCATCAGGTATGGAAAGATTTGTTTCATCATTGGCTATAAGAATAGGATTAATCAATGTGTCAACATTACCTCGTCCTAACTTCATTATAGTGGACGAGGGATTTGGTGCACTGGATTCAGATAACATCGCTAATATGCAAGGAGCATTTCAATACCTTCAGACTCAATTTGATTTTACTATGATTATTACTCACTTGGATACTATTAAAGATTATATGGATGTGTTAATTCCAATTAATGTAAACAATGGATTAAGTAAAGTGATATTTAATTAAAGTTTTAAAATTCTATCTGTGTCTTTTGGAGCATCTTTAAAATAATTAAATAATATTCTTGATATGTTTGCTGATATAGTCAATCCTCTTGACTTACTATCATCAATCAATTTATTATCTATCACCTCAGATATTGATATTGACCTAATTTTCTTTTCCATAAAACTTCCTCTATTTAATAATAATTATTAAGAATTAATAAAAATAATAAATTAAAATATGAATTATTTTCTTATTTGATATTTATATGTGTATAACTCTACTTAGGAGAAATTAATGGCTTATCCACCACAATTTAGTAGCACTTTAACATACGCAAATAGATATGATTTGGATGAAATAGATGTTTTTTTAGAGGGTGACTCAAGTAATCCAATGTTTTTTAATGTAAATGGTTTACCTGCAAATTTGTCTTTTGGGAAGCATTATTTTAATCTATCTATATTAGATTCAACTAATCAAGAATATAATTTAAGACCTGAATCTAATATTTTATTTGAATTTAAGTCAATAAATAATGTAATATTAAAATCAGATATAACTAAATTAGACCAATCAAATGGTGTCGCTACATGTTTTGTAGATGTGTTAAAAGATCCTTTAAGAACTTTTAAAGAAGTACAAGATGGTGAAGGTACTCTAACTATTGTCGGAAGTTTAGAAAATAAACCAACGACTCAAAATAAAATACCTGACAAGTTTATAAATGCCATGAACTATAGGTGTAAATTTCCAATTCAAATTAGAAAAAATTTATTAAATGCTGATTCTCCATTTGTACTCAATTCTGAACACAAAACATCAACATTAAACGGACAATTTTCTTTTGCAAAAGCTAGTATTTCACCTTTAAAAACATCCAATAGAGGGTTGACTTATAATAAAAATACAGGTTTACCAAATGTAAGTATTGGAGATTTCAAATCCAAAGGTGGAGCTGATTCATAATGGCTGTTTATAATTTTAGAATCTTACTTGAAACTGTTGAGGGAAATAAAACTTCTTATTATAGTAGTTCGTTTGTTAATACTGATAATAATTCAGATGATTTAGTTTTAAGTGCATCTCAAGTATATAGTAGAATAACAGGTTCAGTTTCTTGTTCTTTTCAAAATCAAATAAATTTTACTGGAGATGTTGATAATAGTGTTGTTTTTAAACAAAATAATCTTTTAAGTGCATCTTTAACAGGAAGTTTAAGCACTGGCTCAATAAACTTTACATCTTTAAATACTGAATATGATAGACTTTTAAGATATAAATTTATTGGTGATAAAGTTTGTACAGTTTTAGGATTACCAAGTAACCAATGGGTTTATGTTGACCAACTAAGATTACCATCTGATGATGAAGCTAATATTTTTGAAGGTAATATAAATGCTGGAAATATTAATGTATCTGATACCTTGACATTAGCTAATAATGCAAATGTTAATTCAGATATTCCATTTTATATAGATACAGGCTCAGATAGATATATAAAATTTATTGATACACGAGAGACTGGTAAAGTATCATTAATATTTGGTTATGATAAAGATACAGATTCTTATGAAATTAACGCTGCTACCGGTAGCACTTTTAATATAAAAAATCTTAATACTTTACAAGTTGATACTATAAATGCAGCTCAAGTTAATCAAGTAACATCATCCACACAAGAAACTCTTGTGACATCTTTTGTTGGTTTAACAAATGTTACTGGAAGTTTATTAATAAGTGGTTCTCTTGAAGAAGAACCATTATTAAATGTAAAAGGTAATATAACAGCTAGTATGGTTTCAGCTTCAAATTTAAGTGTTGAGGGTAAATCAACTTTTAATGATGATGTTGAAATTGTTGGAAACTTAACAGCCACAACATATACAACTCAAGAAATACAAATTATTACATCTGATGGTTCAACTCAATTTGGTAATAGTGATGATGACAGTCATTCATATAGTGGTTCATTAATAATAAATCATACTGGAAGTGATGTTGGATTAACATTAAGTGGTTCAGATATACACGTTGAAGGAAATATAAGTGCTAGTGGACAATTAAATATAGGAAAACTTGGTTCAACAAATGGTCACATAACTGCGAGTGGAAATATAAGTTCAAGTAATAGTTCAACTGGTTCATTTGGTAGAGTGGAAGGTACAATAGATTTCGCTAATGTTGTTATTGATGATGATGAAATACCAATTGCTAAATTAGCCTCTGATGCTATCACAATTGCTGGTTCATCAATTGAATTAGGTGACTCAATAAGTGCTGATACAATTATTGGACAAATTGGTGATGATACAATTAGTGGTGATAAAGTTGAAGGTGGTACAATTAATTCAATTACTATTAATGCATTAGGTGGAGCATTGAATGTAAATAATAATGAGATAACAAATGCCAATATTGATACAGGTGATATAGCATCTGCGGTGACGATTAACAAATCACCAACCGTAAACTTCAATAGTGGTGATGTTCATGGTTCAATTACATTATCTGAATTGGCAGGTGGAACAGGTGCATTAACAATACAACCTAACGCGGTTGAGGGTTCGATGTTAAATTCAAATACCGTAGATAATGCTACGATTGAGATTAATGGTTCAAATCAGATAGCTATTAAAGATGGTGGAGTTGATTCAGACGCATTAGCAGCAGATATATCTGTAACAAGTTTAACTTCCAATCACATAACCGCAAGTGGAAACATAAGTGCAAGTGGTCATATAACTGCTTCTTCATATACAGGTTCATTCGTAGGTGATGGTAGTGGTATAACTGGTGTAACTGGTGAATGGGATGGAACATTAGATGGTGATGCTCAAATTACAGGTTCATTAATCATAAGTGGAGCTGGAGATACAAAACTTGATGTTTTGGGTAACATAACCGCTAGTGGAAACATATCAGCAAGTGGAGATATAATAACAAGTGGAAACATAAGTGCAAGTGGAACTTTATTTGCTGATAATATTACATTTAATGGCCCAAGAGGTGTTGATGCTAACACTATTAAATTTGGAGGATTGAGTCAATTATCAAGTTCAAAAGTTGCTGGACTACAATGGGATTTTCCAAATGATGATTTCTTCATATATGCACACCAATCTTCATCTGATAAAACAAGGATGGTGTTTGAATCAAGAGATAATTTAACTGATAAATTTGTATTTTGGTTTAATGCTCCTGGTGGAGCTGCAGCTTCAGCTTCAAATTCATTTCCTTTGTCGATGACAGGTACAGAGTTTGTAGTAAACAATATTTACGAAAGAGCTACAACTTATCACAGAGATGGTACTGGTGTAGGTAATTTACCAGCAAACAATGTTGATTTCTTTTTATTAAAAAGTGGTTCAACAAGTGTATCGAAAGATAATTCATTAATATTTGGTGATGTATCGGATTCTCAAGTTACCATCAATGGTGATATAACTGCAAGTGGAAACATAAGTGCAAGTGGAACGGTATTCGCTAGTGCATTTTCATCACCAGCTGGAGATGGTGATATAGACTTTTTAGATAGTCTTGATGTATCTGGAAATATAACCGCAAGTGGAAACATAACTGCAAGTGGAACTATATTCGCTACAAAATATAATTTTCATCCTACAAAAGCTACTTTCATTGGTTCACTTGATAATGGTGATGATATAAATATTGAAGCTGTTGATGACATAAGACTTAGACCAACTGATGATATATCTATTCATCACGGAACTACAGAATATGTAAGATTTGATGGTGGAAATCAAAGAGTTGGTATTGGAACAGAAACTCCAACTTCAAAATTAGAAGTTAGTGGTGATATTAAAACAACTAACATAACCGCAAGTGGAGACATAAGTCAATCATCAACCTCAACTGGTTCATTTGGAACAATAGAAATACCTGATAGTGGAAGAATAACAATTGGTGATGCAGTTGATTTTAAAATATTTCACGATGGTAGTGGTAATAGTGTTATTAGAGAAGATGGTGGTGGTGAATTATTTTTACAAGGTAATGCAATTAGAATAAGAGAAAATTCTGACGGTGGGACTATTGCTTTATTTACCGATGGTGCTGGTACTGAATTAAGACACGATAATGTTAAGAAATTTGAAACATCTGATAGTGGTATAAATGTAAGTGGAGCTATAACCGCAAGTGGAGACATAAGTGCAAGTGGAACAATTAGTGCTTCTACATTACACATTGAAGATACTAATCTTAAATTTGAAGTTGGTGTAAATACCGTTACATCAATTCATCAATCTACAGGTACACATGACTCATCAGATTTTTTAATTATAGATAAAGATGATAGTGATACAAGAGCTGCTCTACAAGTTCAAGGTAATGATGGTAGTAAAGAAGTGTTGTTCGCTGCGAGTAGTGGAAAAGTCGGTATCGGAACAAATACTCCAGGAGAATTATTACATGTACATAGAGGTAATGTACAAATTGATGCTGAAGCTTCTTCGGGTGAACAATTTATAGAATTTAGTGAAAATCTTAATGATAGGGCTAGATTAGTATTTACAGCTGCAGATAATTTATTTAAAATTCAAACTGACAATGGTTCTGATGTTCCAATTGATAGAATAAAAATTAAAACTGAACAAAATTTAACACAAGTTGAAATAACAGGTGAAATAACTGCAAGTGGAAACATAAGTTCAAGTAAAGACATTATCGCACATGGAACTGGTTCTTTTGGTGCAATAAGATTACAAGACAATGAAAGAATCCAATTAGGAACTGATAAAGATTTACAAATATATCATAGTGGTAATAATTCATTTATTCATCATGCTGGTACTGGTGATTTAAAAATATTAGGAACAAATTTAAAACTACAAGATAAAGATGGTGGTGATTACTTAACAGCTACAGATGATGCAGGTGTTAAAATATTCTTTAATGAATCAGAAAAATTAGAAACAACAGACACTGGTGTGAGTGTAACTGGTCAACTTAGCGCAAGTGGAAACATAAGTGGTGGTGCTAATTTATTCCTTAAAGGTGACATAAGTTCTAGTGATGGAGCGAGAGGATTACAATATGATGTATCTGCACAATCTTTAATATCAAGTGGGCAAACTCTTGACATAAATGGAACAGATATTTCATTCAATACAGATGATTTATATGTAAAAAAAGATACAAGTAGAGTTGGTATTGGAACAACAAGTCCAGATACATTATTACACATAGAAGCTGCTGATTCTCCTGCATTAAAAATTGAAGATACAACCAATAATGCTACTTTACAAGCCTCGGCTATTGATTCTTCTGTTTTTATTGGGGCTACATCAAATCACGCACTTAATTTAAGAACTAATAATACAAATAGAGTGACAATTTTAAATGGTGGGAATGTTGGTATTAATAATGAATCACCAAGTGAAAAACTTGATGTTGATGGTAATATAAAAGCTAGAGGTAACATCTCATCACCAACTTTCTTTAGTGGTTTTGCTGGAAGTGGATTTAGAATAACATCAGGATCTTCAACTGATTCGGATAGCGAATCTTATGGTGTCGATGGTAAGATGAGTTTTGAAATAGATGATTTAACCGTTAGAGGTTCAATGTCAGTTTATGAATTATTGATTCATCAAATTAGAGCAACAAATGGTTCGTTGTTTGTTTCCACTACTGGAAAAATAATAAGTGCAAGTAAAGGGGATACAACAAATGTAGGAACTACTGGTGATAATGGAATTATATTTAATTTATTTTTTGATACTGGAAGTGGAGCTGGTGGACTTGGAACAGGTGGACATTCGTTTCAAGTTGGTGATATAATAAGAGCTCAAAGGTTTGCAGCTGATGCAAATGGTTCTGGTTCACAAATATTCGTTTCGGATGCTGAAGTAACATCTGTTGCTAGTCAAAGTTCAGCTATTGTTACATTAAAGGCTGGAACACAACATCCAACAGCCAGTTTTGAATATGTAAGAATTGGTAATACAGGTTCTGCTGATAGACAAGGTTCTATATATTTAACTTCTGATGACAAAAATGCTCCATATATTGATGTTATTGATGGAATTGTTTCTCATTCTCAATTCAATGCAGCTGGAACAACAAAAGTTAGAATAGGTAAATTAGATGGTATCACAACTGCTAACGCTGCTTTTGGAACATTAGACAAATATGGATTTTATGCTAGTGGAAGTGCATATTTAGAGGGTTCAATAAATGCTACTGCTGGTAAAATTGGTGGTTTTACAATTAATAATACTGCAATAAGTGCAAGTGATTTATTTATGAAATCTAATGGGCAAATTACAGGTTCAAATGTGTTATTTAATGGTGGTAAAGTTGGTGGATTTAAAATAACTGGAACTGAAATAAGTTCAAGTGGATTACTAATGAAATCAACTGGACAAATTACGGCATCGGCTGTATCAATGAGTGGTACTATTACTGCCAGAAGTGGTTCAATTGGTGGATTTAAAATTACGACAGACTTAACTAATTCTGCTGGAGGAGCTAATGCTTTAGTGTTAAAAGGTTCTACTGGACAACTCACAGCATCAAACGCTCTTATTACTGGAAAAGTAAATGCAACAAGTGGTGAGTTTGTAGGACAAATAGAAGCAACTCACATTAACGCTGACAGTGGTTCAATTGGTGGATTTGAAGTAGGTTCAAATTTAATTTCATCATCGACTGGAACATTGATATTAAAATCAAACGGACAATTAACTGGTTCAAATGTTTCAATGAGTGGAGTGATTACCGCAACAAAACTTGTGGCTAGTCAAGAGGGTGAAATTGGTGGATTTACAATAGGTTCAACACTATCAGCAACAAATATTATTTTAAATCCAGCAGGTCCAAATATTCAATTAGCAGGTAAAACAACTTTTGCAGATAATGATGTAGATGGTGTATTTATTGGAACTGAAGGTATAGCAATTGGTGATGATAATGAATTTACTGTTACAAATGCTGGAGTTTTAAATGCTACATCAGCTACAATAGTTGGTGATATAACTGCTACGACTGGTAATTTTTTAGGTGATGTAAATGCTACATCCGTAAAAGCAATTAGTGGTTCAATCGGTGGTTTTACCATTACACCAACAGCTATAAGTTCATCAGGTGAAAGTTTGATTCTTAGGTCGAATGGTAGAATAACAGCTTCAGATGCTAAAATAGCAGGACAGATTGAAGCCACACATTTAAACGCGGATAGTGGTTCAATTGGTGGATTTACAATATCAAATACTGAACTAGTTGGGGGTAGTGGTGCTAGTACTGTAGCTCTAACGCCTGGAACAGGTATTCATTTAGGTAATGCTTCATTTGCTTCAGCTCCATTTAGTGTAACGAATGCTGGTGTATTGAAAGCTGAAGATGGTACAATTGGTGGATTTACAATTAATGAAACAGATATTAGAACACTTTATGATTCAAATGGTGGATTTGGTTTAGAAAAAGATAACAAAAGAATGACATTCAGAACTGGTAGTGAAGCTGACTCTGTGGTGTTAACAATTGGTAATCTTGGTGATGATAAAATTGGAATAAAAGCATTAGATTCATCAGATAGTTCAAAAACTTTATTCAAACTCGGTGAAGATGGAAACCAAATAGGTGGATTTACAATTAATGATGCATCAATATCAAGTTCAAACGGAACTTTAAGATTAAAATCATCAGGACAAATCACAGCTTCAAATGCTAAAATAGCAGGACAGATTGATGCTACATCTGTATCAGCTGATAGTGGTTCAATTGGAGGATTTACATTAAGTAGTACATCATTATTTTCAGGTAGTAGATTTGCAATTTCTGCATCAAATATAGATGGTGAAATATTCATATCTTCAAGTGAATTTAAAGTATTCAATGATGGTGCGATGAGTGCTAGTGTTGGTAACATTGGTGGATTTAAAATTGGAGCAGAAAAATTAACTGGTGGTCTTACTACAATTTCTTCAAGTGGGGAAATAAATGTTGGAACTTTACAAGGTGTAGGTGACATAAATGGTGCAAATATAGGATTTCAAGTTAATAAAAATGGTGAAGTACTGATTAAACAAGGTGGAGCTAATTCTAATTATATAAGATTTGATAATGGTGATTTAGATATAGTTACAAGTGCACTTAAATTACTTGAAGGAAACTTAACCATAAGTGGAACATTAAGTTCATCAATTGGTAACATTGGTGGATTTACTCTTGATACATCTGAAATAAAATCAAATAACGCAAGTGGTGATACAGGTTTAAGATTAAAGGCTGATGGACAGATAACTGCATCAAATGCAAAAATAACTGGTGAAGTAAATGCAACAACTGGTAATTTTGAAGGAGCTGTAAACGCAGCCTCTCTTAAAGCTACGAGTGGTTCAATTGGTGGTTTTATAATTGCTGACAACTTCATATCAAGTAGTAATTTAATAATATCATCTTCGGCTGAAAGTGGTGAGATAATATCTGCTAGTAAATTTAATATAAGAGCTGATGGAAGACTAACAGCTTCTAATGTGAACATAACTGGTAAGATAACAGCTACAAGTGGTGAGTTTACAGGACAGATTGAAGCCACACATTTAAATGCTGATAGTGGTTCAATTGGTGGATTTGGAATAGGTTCAAACTTCATATCATCATCAACTGGAACATTGATATTAAAAGATAATGGTCAATTTACAGGTTCTGCTATATCAATGAGTGGTACGATTATTGCTGACAGTGGTGAAATTGGTGGATTCACAATAACAGAATCTGAAATTAGCGCTAGTGGTTTATCTTTAAATTCTATTGGTCGTATGAGATTAAGTAGTGATGGTGAAACAAAAGGAATTGAATTAAATTCTCAAGTTGGGATAGTTGGTCATGGTGATGAATCTTCTCGTGAACTTGAAACACATGGTGGTAATTTTATTTTTACTGAAGCTCCTATATCTATTGGTGGTGGACAAGGTGGTATAATAGCTCAAGAGAACGAACCAATATCATCTTTCGGTGGTGATGATATAAATTTAGGTACTGGAACACAATAATGAGAGGTAATAAAAATGGCATTTGATTATGATTTTAGAGTATTAATGGAAACCAATAGTGGTAGTGTATTTTCTTACGGTACACAATCGCTTGTTTCTTTACCTCAAAACAATATATCAAAAATTGTTAGTGCGACTGATATGGTATCAAGAATTAATTCAATGCCATCAATGTCATTTTTTAACGGAGCTTTTAATACAACTGGTTCTGTTATTTTTACACCAAGGGCTGGTAATTTTAAAAATACACAACTATTCCCAAATCCAGCAGATTTGGGTACACACTATCAATTTGTGTCAATGAGTATTAAAGACCATTTTGAATCTGGCTCTATTATATTTCATGCAAATTCTACACCATTTCAAAGTGAAACGGGTGAGAAAGAAAAAGATTTTATAAAAAGATATAAATTTTGGGGTAATAAAGTTTGCCAAGTATTAGGTGTTCCTGAAAATTATTGGATTTATTCTGATAAATTTAGATTAATAAGCACTGGCTCAGAGGTTAATTATTTATCAGGTGATATTTTAGCTCAATCCGTTAATGTAAAAGATAATTTTGCTATATCAAATGCTGGTACATTTACATCCGATATACCTTTTAAACATGCTCAAGAAACAGATAGATGGATTAAATGGGTTGATACATCTGGAAGTGTTGGTAGTCAAATTCCAAAAAATAGAATGTTGGTGGGTTATAGTCAAGCTGATGATAAGTATGGTATAAAAATGCCACAAAACGACTCTTTAATTCTTAGTGGTTCAGTAACTGCTAGTGGTATAAGAGTAGAGGGTAAGTTATATATAGGAGATGATGAGGTTGGAGCGAGTGGTATTGTAGACAATTTAGGTAACCATCAAGCAAGCCAAGATTTATTTTTAAATAAATTTAATATTAATGGAGTTAGAAGCTTAAAAGCATCGGGTTCTTTTGGTTTGTTGTTTCCTAATAGTGGTTCGGCTAGAGAGGTTGGTGTTGGTGGGCAACCAGATCCACAAGATAATAAAATTAGTCATAGTATAGGGTATGAACAAATTGATGAACCAGCTGATAATTCACGATTAAAAGATGTGGTTATACAGGCGGAGTCTGGAATTGGTGCTACCAATGTTTACCGAGGTGGTAATGTAAGAATAATAGCTGGTAGGGGTAGGAATGAAGCACTAGATGGTGGAGTATATATTGGTAGATTTAGAGATAGTAAAGGTGGTAATTTTACAATTCCATCAAATTTATTACAAGTTGGTGGAAACATAAGTGCTAGTGGTGATATTTTTGCTTCTACGGGTTCATTTGGTGAAATAAGAGTTAGAGACATAACAAATGACATAGATGATGAAGGTACTATTAAGCCATCTTTTATAAAACTTAGTGGTTCATTAAACATTACAAGAATTTTTACAAGTAATATAAGTGCAAGTGGAAATATATTAGTAGATGGTGATATAAAAAATCAAGTTGGTAATCGAGCAATATTTTCAAATCAAACAGGTTCTTTTATAAATTCTATAACAAGCACAGCTCAAGGTTCATTGGGTGTTGAATTTCCAGGTGCAGTAACCACACCAGTAAATTTATTTAATTTAACAAGAACTGATGCTCCTGTATTTGCTGGACTTCGTGTAAATGGTGAAATTAGTGCAAGTGGAAACATAACAACTGATGGTGATATTATAGCAAAAAATTATATCGTAAGTTCTTCAGTAACTCACATGACACAATCATTTTCAAGTGGTTCAACAATATTTGGTGATGATTCAAATGATACACATCAATTTACAGGTTCAATATTAGTATCAGGTTCAGTAGATGTTGAAGGAGATTCATTTTTATTTTCAGGTTCATCATTTGAAGTTAAACAATCAGATGTAGTTTTTCATCAAAAAACAAATTTTATAATAAGTAAATCTTCAGACCCAAGAATCAGGTTAGAAACATCAAACCAAAAACAAGGGACTGCCAGAGCTTTTGAGCAAAATAACATAATAAGAAAATCTCAAATGGATATTTTTCATGAAGCAGTTCTTATACCAAGTAGTTCGGGTCTTGTAAGTCGAATGTCGTCAAATCCACCAAGAAATGTTAAATATACACTTTTTGTTAGAAGTGGTTCATTTATGCAAAGTTCTGAAATGAATGTTATTCTTTCTGGTAGTCAAGATGGAGGTGATCCTGAGGAATTTCCAACTGATGTATTTTTTACAGAATATGCTCAACTTAATAATGGAAGAAACTTATTAGATTTTTCAGTAAAAGCTCCTACTGTTAATGCAGGTGGTACTTTATTAAATGATCACTCAGCTGGCTTACTAATCGCTTCATCATCATATGTGAGTCCAAGTGGTAAGTCAACTGTAAGTTGTAGTATAGTTATACGAAAGACTGAGACATTTTTAAACTAATTTATAAAATTTATATATTTATATAAAAGAACTATATGGTGGAGAGTGAAACTATATGTCAAGTAACAAAATAAACAGAGACTTTAAAGTCAAAAAAGGCTTAAATGTAGCCACACATATAACTGCTAGTGGAAACATAAGTGCAAGTATCATTTCAACTGGTTCATTTGGAAATTTATCAATAGATAAAATACCCAATGTATCAGCTTCATTAGCAGCCGCTTTGGCTGGTGGTGATGATTTAGGAAATCATACTGCTACTCAAGATTTAAATTTAAATAATAATAACATTATAAATGTTACAAATTTAACCTCTACTTCAACTGGTTCTTTTGGTAGAATAGAAGCAACTGGTTCAGCCGAATCATCCTTTTTACAAGAAAGTATAACCACTGCATTAGCATCTCCTGTTGGTGCTATTACAGATGGAACAACAATAAGTGCTGGAACATCAATTGAATCATTATTAAGACAAATATTAATTGATTTTATTCCAGCGACTTTAAATAATTTTACGGTGAGTGGTTTGGATACTCGATTAGAAATTATGGATACGGATTCAGTTAGTGGAGGAACATTTGATGCATCTCCTGATAGTTTAGGTAATGGGTTTTCTGACTTTACTGTTGCGTTAACCGATAATACAGACGCTAGTGGAATTGCTGATAATACATTGAGTAGTTTTAGTGCAAACATAGCTGGAGAAAGTTTTTCATTCAATGCTAAAACAATACAAAGAACCACTCCAGGTACAGTAAAATTTACACCAACAGCTACATTTAGTGATGGGGCTGGTGGTACAAGTACAGATTCATTACCAACAGATACAGCTTTAGTTTTTGCTCCATTGTTTGTTGGTGCTAGTTCAAGAGGTAGTAGTTTAACAAATGGTGGTGGACTAAATACAGAGGATTTAGATGGAATTTTAGGGCATATATCAGGTTCAGTATCAGAGGACTCAACAAATTTACATAATAGGAATTTGACTTCTTTTGGTACTCAATGTTATTTAGGAAATAATAATACACCAATAACAGAGGGTAATCAATCATCATTATTTAAAGATTTAAACATAAATCCACCAAGTGATGCGGCTACGACTGGTAACTTTTTATATATTGTTTATCCAGCATTTTTTGAAGATTTAACAAAATTAGAACTATCAGGTGTTGGTGATTTACTAGGTGGTGGTGATGTATTTAAAGTAGGTGACGCAAACCATACAAGAGAAAACACAGCTGTAAGTTATAGAGTTTATAGAAGTAATCTAGCAGGTGCTTTTAGTGATTCACAAACATTAACAATAAGTGCAACGGGATAGGAGAATTTAAATGCCAATTTTTCCAGGTAAATTATTTTTACAAGGTGACAATAGTGGTTCATTTGCAATAGTTGAATCTCAACATTCAAGAGGTACATCTTTTGTTATTGATGATTTTACATCAGCTAGTTTAGCTAAAATTGGTACAAGTCCAGCTGGACAAGGTGACCTTAGAGCATTAGGAACTATAGTGGCTACATCGGGTAGTTCTTTAAAAAGTCCTGAGTATTATGTTTATTTCAATTCTTCCTCAGGAGATACAAATTTATCAGGTTCGGAATGGACAACTTTAACTAATTGGAAAGAACTATTACTTGATTCAAATAATATTACAATTGGTAATTTAACTGCAAGTGGTTCTTCTCATGTGATTTCAGGTTCTGTAAAAATATCTGGTTCAGTAGAGGCTTCTATGGGTAGACTTTTTACAGAACAAATAGAATCAAATAATAGTTTAACAATTGATGTTATAAACAATGGCAATATTGATTTAAGACATAATGATGGTGCATCAGGCCTTAAATTTGATTTCAATACTGGTGGTACTCCAAATTCAGTAGATGTAGTAGCATCTGAAGATTTAAAAATAAGTGCAGAGAATAATTTTATTGAATTAAATGCGACTAGAATAACTATGTCGGCTGATACAGAAATTGGTGACAATTTAAACATTGGTGGTAACTTAACAGCTGTTACTATGTCTGCTGGTAATTTAGTTGTATCAGGCACAATAACTAGCAGTAATCATATTTTTGCTATTTCAATGAGTGCTGATGCGTTTAAAGGTGATGGTAGTGGGTTGACTAATGTTAAAGCTTTTATTCCAGATGATATAAATAATTTAACTGCAAGTGCTGGAATTATTAGTGGTACGGTTGAAGGTGATGCTCAAGGACAAATAAAATTTAATGATGTTAATGTAGATGTTAAAGATTTAGGAACTGATGACAAACCAACATTTGCTGAGGTAACAGCTAGCGACTTTTTTGTTGAAGCTGTTAACCCAACATTTAGAATGAAAGAATCAACTCTTGGATTAGGATTAAAAATAGCAACAACGGGTTTGGGTGTTACTGAAATTAGTACTGAGGGTGGTTCTACAGGTCAAGATATAAACTTTTCAACAACTGCGGATTCTAATATTTTACAACTCAATGGTGGAACTGGTATGGTTGGTATCGGATGTAGAGAACCTGGTGAAAAATTAGAAGTTGAAGGTAACATAAGTTCAAGTGGAACAATTTATGGAGATATAGCAAACTTTAATGACTATGCAGGTATAGTTACAACTGGAAACATAAGTGCTTCAAATCATACAGGTTCATTAATAACAGCTGCAAGTGCTTCATTTGTTGACATTAATGTTGACACTGGCTCCTTTAGTACTATAAAAACCTCTTTTATATCTGCGAGTTCAATATCTAAATTCAACACAACTGACATAATTGTAAGTAATGATATGAGTGCATCAACAGTAAACGCAGCTAAAGCTTTATTTGTTGGAAATTTTAGTTCTCAACCACAACAAACATTTATAAAACAAATAAGCATGAGTAATGGAAACATAAGTGCAAGTGGAATCATAAGTGCGAGTGAGTTATCAGTTGGAAACATTATATC